AAAGGAAGACATGCTCTTCTTTGCTGCCTCAATCTCTTCTCTAGCTAACAAGGGATTATCATAAGAAGTAAAATGCCAGCTTTTAATTGTAGGGTCTTCATCAGTAAGGCCCTTTTGATATAAATCGTAGAAGTGGTTTCTACCAAGAGGTGTTCCAATAAACAAAGCAGAACCTCGTTGGTCAGCCAGAGCAGGTCTCAAGATCTGCTCCCACACTTCTGGCTTCATATCACCATACTCATCCATAACTAAAAACTTAAGAGAAACACCCCTCATTGTTTCAGGACGATCAGCGCCTTTAAGACTAATTGTTGCTCCATTCACCAGCTTTAACTGGAGGTTATTGATATGACTACCTGTTATAACAGAATGGCCTAATTCTAAAAGCGTTTGCCAAAGAATATCCCTAGACTGTCCTTGTGTCGGAGCAACGTAGAATACATGCCCTTTATTAACCTGTAAAGCATGAAACAACAAAAGATAAGCAGCAAGTCTTGATTTTCCAGTCCGCCGTCCTGCCGCTACTACTTTGAAGCGCGTAGGATCATTCCATACTTTTTCTTGCCACGGCAATAAATCAATTTTTAACTCAGCCATTAGCTAGATACGCTTTACAAAAAAGTCTTAGGGCTTCTTCTGAAAAAACACCCTTAGAGAAGTTATAGATACAGACAACCATTACACAGTTATCAACTGAATATCCTTTTGAAGAATCTAAACGTTCTACGCTAGGGGCAAATGGATTTCGTATTTGTCCTTTACTTATTATGGTAAACGGGTTTTCTTCTGGTTTCAAAACAAAAGGAAGTTTTGTCTTTTCGCAAACACCTATAGCTAGCTTTTCTTTATACCAACTAAGAGGAAGATCAAAATCAAGTCCTCTTTGTTTAGCCCCTTTTACCGTTGTATGGTACATAGCACTTGCTCTACCTACCAACGTATTCCTATAATTCTTACCCTGTTCCGCTGTCATTACCATTTTTAGTTCCTCTTGAAAAGGAAGGGTGTTCAAGCACACGCACCCTACAACGTGTTTCAAGCCAGTTTTCGCTGGTGCTTATTCTTTATATTCAATATCCTCAATGTCTTGACTATTGTCATTGCCAATGATGGTTGTTTCACCATTAGAGCTTGTGATAGTAATGTTAACCATTGGCTTACTACCACCGTTTTCTTTGTCTTTCTCGAAATGGCTCAAAGGCAACAACCTGTCCATTAGGAGCTTCCATGCAGCACTTTGGTTCTTATGCTCATCATCCAAAGCAGCATCATATATCTTCTCTAAGACAAGCCTGCTTTTGGGAGAAGCTAACATTCTAGCCCTGTATTCAGCAATGACACCACTCTCTCCTAGTGGTCTACCAATCTTGCCGGGCTTCTTCTTTTCAACAATCTCGCCTCTCTTAGGGCGTCCTCTTCCTCTTTTTTTAACTTCTTCTGTCATCTTTATCCTTAGTGGAGATGGGTTCCAGACAGGGAATCGAACCCCATTTAACGGACTTGGAAACCGTTGTCTTACCAATAGACCATCTGGAAATAACAACAACAAGACATACAGCTGTTAATCAACAACAACAATAAGTCTTCAACAATATGTCTTCAACAATAAGACATCTAATGATAATCAGTCCAGATTGTCATATAGCTATTCAGGACAGATTCTATGTACATATATGTACATTAATGTAGACCTATGTTAATTAACATTATATATATAAACTAAGGATGGCTTACATTGAACTTTTAAGACATCATAGCTATCCTTAGTAACTATAAGAGTTATTATAACACACTTTGTTCTTCTTGTCAAGCACTATTTGCATGTTATTTAACCTGTCCCCCATTAATTATTGACTATTTTGTCTTTTGTTGTTATAAATCAAGGGCTTAACTAAGTTAGCACTCACTAACTTAATGAGCCTTTTCTTTTATTTTTAGGGGATGCTAATTTAGCCTCTTTTTTGTATCTGGTAGGGTACACCAATAGTTTACACACGCTGTCCCCCTCCCCCGGGGCTCTAAATGAGAATCATTATCAGTTACCACTACTGACTAGCTGGTCATTAGTGCTACTGACTAGGCGGTCATTAGTGCAAAGGTGAGGGGCAATGGTGTACCCTATACAGCCACAATCAAGGGGACGCTATGCAACTTTCATGCCAACCAAAAGCACCAACACTGTGCATTAATGCACCAACAAAGGGAATGATGCACCAAAATGCAGTGCTTAAATAATAGGCACAAGAAGCTAAAAGGTTTAATAAATGTAGACAACATTTGATAATGAAACCTTAAGCATTAAAAAACAAGGGCTGGCATGGTGTTTGCTATATAGATTACATCACCAACCAACCTTTAAAGGGACACACACCATGCCAACACCTAAAACACTCGCCCTTAACGCCCTGCTCAATGTAGCGCTGGGCCTTATATATTTCACTGCTATTATGGGGCTCTTTGCCTTGTTGTTCGGTTTCTTTCTCTGATTCTCTCTCTCTCAAAGGAAACACACTATGTCACAATTCAAGCGCTCTAAAAATCTTCTCTCTATCAGTGCCGATACTAAAACTGTAAAAGGTGAAAAGCTGGGGTATCTAACCGGCATTCTCTATCTCGCACCGGCTAACACTACAAAATATAACACATGCTCCATGGCCAATAAGGCACAATGTGCCTTGGCTTGTCTCTATAGTGCCGGCCGTGGGGCATTTAATAACGTTCAGCAAAGCCGCGTCGATAAGACATTGTATTTTTATGAAGCACGCGAAGATTTTATGTCCCAATTGTTCAAGAATATCAAGGCACTGATTATCAAAGCGGAGAAAAAGGGCCTTATCCCTTTGGTGCGTTTGAACGGCACGTCAGATATTCGCTGGGAGAATGTACCCTTTGAATCACATGCTAATATTTTCGAAGCTTTTCCTAATGTGCAATTCTATGACTACACCAAAGATGTAAACAGAAAAGAATTGCCAGATAATTATGACTTGACATTCTCTTATAGTGGCGTTGATACCTTTGCTCCATATGTGCAAAAGGCACAATTTAAGGGTATGCGTATCGCTGTGGTGTTTAGGGCAGCTGCTAGCATTCCCGATACGTTCAAGGGAATGACTGTAGTATCTGGCGATAATAGTGACGTGAGACACTTGGATGATAACGGGGTTGTTGTTGGCCTATATGCCAAGGGCGCCGCGAAACTTGATCAAACTGGTTTTGTTGTTAACTGACTAGGGGAACACCGTGTATAGAATTCAAGCGCATAATTTACAAACAAAACGCATAGAGATCTTCAATATTCCATCATACGAATATCAAGGGCTTATGTTGAAGCTTAAAAATACGGGCCATTATGGCCTAATTGAGGCAGCATATTTAGCACGCCATTAACTGGCTAAAATTGTAGCGTATAGGGGCTTTAAACCGGCCCTTATGCGGTGTAATGTTGCACCGACACCTATTATAGGGGTTCTTATGTTAAATCTTTCCGAAATTGTCGCCCGTTCAAAGGGTAAATTTATCTGTGTGTCATTCTATAAAAAGGATGGCACATTACGCGTGATGAATTGTCGAACAGGTGTTATCAAGCACTTAAAGGGCGGGCAATGCACGCTAGATCGTGATCAATATCTTATTGTTTATGACTTGATCAAAAAAGGCTATCGTGCTATTGATAAAGAAGCTATTGTCTCAGTGACAATCGGCGGTGATGTAATTACGCAAGGGGCATAAAATGTTAGTGTTCAATTACGAATCAAAGAAGCAACTCAAGGAAAACGTGGGCAAGCCCCTGCGTTTTATAGAGACGTCAATATTCGGGCCTGAGTATCGGGACAATGGTGTGCTTACTGGCGCGAATCGGCCCCATATTACAGCACGTGGGCGTGAATTTTTCGCTAACGTGACAATGGAAAATGGATTGATCAAGGAGGTGAAATGAATATCCAATTAGAAAACACCGACACACCACAAGAAGTAGGGGCAAAACTTGCGGCCCGCTTTATGTGGAATGACGCGCCTATTATGGAGTGTATGTTAGAAGCACTGACCGACGCTAATTTTCACTCTCTACGCGCTCAAATTGAAGAGCTTTACATGAACCATAAGGGATAAACCATGAAACCACTTACACCACGTCAAAAGGCCTTGATTGTCTCAAACGTGCTCAAGGCATGCACAGATATTGAAAAGCTTAATAAAACGGGCTATGACTATCTATATCAGTGCTCAGGCTTTATCGCCCATTACAATTTGCAAGGCTTTAAGGCCCATTACACGGCTGATACGCTCAAGCGTGATATTGAGGCCAACTACAGGCAAAATCAGTGGAATAATTTCCGTTTAGGGGAGGAAAACGCAGAATATTATCATTCAAAGCGTGACGTATACAATGCCATTCTTGGGGGCCTTGTTGCCCGTGACGAACTGGATGCGCGTGTGTTTATGCGTGATCACTTTCAAATTATCCATATTAGGGGATAATTATGTTGACAATTTTTGCTTGTTTCTGTGTTGATCTAATATTGGAGGACATTCTGTGGTAAAAATACAACACACATGGCCATTTCCTGCTGAATGTCCGCCTAAGCCGTGGACGCCTGAGCAAGAGCGTGCGTATGAGCAACAGCAAAGGGCTAATGTGCCTGATGCGCCTATGTAACCAAAGGAGAAAGTATGATGAAAAAATATGAGCTATTGGAAAACGATACAAAAACCCAAAGCGGTGTAACGCTTCGACGTGTTCGTGCCTTACGTTCGTTTGGAAGTATTGAAGAAGGGGAATTGGGGGGTTTTATTGAAAAAGAAGAAAACTTGAGCCACGAAGAGAATGCATGTGTTGAAGGGAATGCATGGGTTTATGGGAATGCATGTGTTTCAGGGGATGCAAGGGTTTCAGGGGATGCAAGGGTTTCAGGGAATGCATGTGTTGAAGGGAATGCATGGGTTTCAGGGAATGCATGTGTTTCAGGGGATGCAAGGGTTGAAGGGAATGCAAGGGTTTCAGGGGATGCAAGGGTTTCAGGGAATGCATGGGTTTATGGGAATGCATGGGTTTCAGGGAATGCATGTGTTGAAGGGAATGCATGGGTTTCAGGGAATGCATGGGTTTCAGGGGATGCATGGGTTTCAGGGAATGCATGGGTTTATGGGGATGCAAGGGTTTATGGGGATGCAAGGGTTGAAGGGAATGCAGATTGGCTTCTTGTTGGCCCTGCTAAATCTAGTGGACGCTTCACCACTGCATATAGGGATGAAAAAATAGGGGTGAGGGTGTCATGTGGGTGTTTTTCTGGCTCTGTTGAAGATTTTTCTGAGGCAATAGAAGACACACATGCGAACAATGTCCAACACCTTGAGCAATATCGCCTATTTTGTCAGTTGATTTCCACAACACTGGGAGAATGAACAATGAACACTTATATCGTATATGTAGACCATGATGCAGGTTATGGCTATGAGTTTGAAGTGGAGGCAGAAAGCATGGAGGACGCCCTTGATAAAGCGTATGAGCAAAACGGCTATGTAGACATTGGCCCTGTTTATGTTGAACTGGTGGAGGACTAATAATGATTGTTTACAAAAGTATTCACATTAAGGAATGTTGGCCCTTTCAATATGTTGAGCCTCCACGTGTGCAACGTGTTGCAACAAAAAGAGAGCACAATGTGTTGCAGAAATACAACAAGCATGTGAGGTGTTTGCCTCTTGTTGAAATGTCAGACAATGAATTCTTTAAAGCTTTAAGTGAGGGACGTATATGAGCAAGCTGTTAAATTGGGCCATACACGCCCTTTTCGTGTGTTTCCTTATCTGGGCCTTCTGTGCCCTATTTGGAGGCCTTGTAGGGGCCTTTGGAGGCCTTCTAGGGGGGTTGCTGTGGGTTGCCATTGTCTCAGGCGTGTTAGCCTCTCTGTGTGAGCCTATATGAGCACCTTAAGAGCCTTGTTTTAACCATTCACCACATTGTTGAGAAAGTATTGAAAAAATGAAAACCATTTATAACCCAACCTATGAACTTCTTAGCCTGCATGGTGTACCCTTCATGGTGGCTGTGGACAGCTATGCCATTGAAAAGCATGACCCATACACGTTAACCGACTATGAGGAGGAAGTGGCCTATGTGGAGAGTGTGTTAGTTGGAGGCCATGAGTTTGTAAGCTTGTTGTCAGAAGACACATTACAAGACCTACTTGTTGCATATCAACAACAAAACAATGAGCTATGACTGTTTTTCTTGTTGTTTGTATTGTATTTCTGATCAAGGCATTGACTGATTAACAAAACTGTGTATAATAAGACCTAAGAGGTCTTCATATAAGGTACATACAATGATAATTATCTTAGTATGTTACATATATGTAGACTTCTATGTAACTTATAGG